ACGGCGGCGGCGGGATGCGCGAGCGGTAGCTGGGCGAGTCGGGGCTCATCGCCAGGTTGTGCAGGTCGCCGCTGGTCGCGGGTCGAAGATCCCCACCCGCCGCTGGGGTCGCGGGGCGGGCTGCCCGAAACAGGTCCATTGCATCGGTCATGCGACTATGCTACCGACCTCTGTTGCCCGCGCTGGCCTGGCGGCGCACCACCGGGACGCCCGCCGCGACTGGTGGGCGCGTGCGGCTGGGTGCCCTTGGCCATCTGGTCGCCCGCCGAGGACGGCTGCGCTGGCGGCTTCGGCAGTCCCGGTGGCTGCTGGGTACCCCCCTGCGGCGCCATGGGCGAGCGCTGGGGCTGTTGCTGCTCCAGCAGCTTCTGGCTCAAGGCGATGAAACGCTCGCTATCCTCTCCAAACCAGTTCTTGACGCGCTCCAGACCGACCTGCTCTATTACAAACGGGAGCGCATCCACAGCTTCTCTGACCAGTTCGTCGATCCACTCCTGTGGGTTATCTGTTGCACCGCTGAGTTCAATGGAGGTTCGGTGGGGCATCCACTTGTTCGCTTGCAGCGACTGGAGGGCCTTCCATTGTTCAAGTATCGCTGGGTCAAGCCGTCGACCGAGGCTCACTTCCCACCCGTCCCAGTAACCGTCAACGTCCTCAGGTCGGATCGAGATTTCCCCGAGATCTTCGCCGTTACGGTCTTTGCCGGGTACGGGGAGGACGAGACGGTCCTGAAGGCAGACCTCAAGTTCCATGGCTGCCAACTCAAGAGCACGGGTTATCGCTCGGACCAGGCTGTCCTTGGCACTCTCGATCTTGAGTGTGCGCATCGACTGGATGGCCCACAGTTGCTGCGCGCTGCGCGTCCCTTCCGCGCTGCGCGGCCCCTGAGCTACGCCATTGCGCTGGATGTACTGGTCGATCACGCTCGTCGTCTGGAGGAGTTCGTCAGGTACGGGCTGACCCTCCAGCATCTGGAGGTACTCACCGATACGCTGGTCGATAGGGATGTACTGTCCCGGACGTATCTGGAGTTCACGCCCATCTTTCGTCCAGCCGAGGTACGTGCGCCAGGCGTTGATAGCCAGCATCCAGACCTGCATGGTGAGCACGTTGCTTTCGATGGGGTACAACCCCTGGGCATTGGTCAGCATCCCGCGATAGCGGCGCTCCATGTCCTCGAACGTGAGTTCCCGGAACGGCGCGATGACATATGGCATCTCGGGGTAGCCATGCTCGGCAACGCCGCGATACTCGCCAGTTCCTCCCACATCGAAAAGCGGCACGTCGTTCAGGATCAGGCACCGATACCGCCCTATCCACACGTCATCGACCCACACTAGCTCGTCGGGCATCAGGTTCCGGACGGCGTATGCTGTGTCGGGGTACCGGTCGAAGGCGTGCAGCGCTTCGGTTTTGCTTGTCTGATAGTGCTCGACGACCACGAGCAGTTCGCCATCGTCTGCCTCGCGCCAGCGCACGACCCGTGGGTCACGTCGCTGGAACACGATGGGGTTCTTGCGACGGTGGCGTACCTCCCAGACCTCCTCTGGGTCAGCGTCCTCCCAGGCTTCGACGCGCTGTTCGTACGCCTCGTCGTCCTCGCCCTCATCCTGCACGGGCGCTGGTCCCCTGACTTCCAGGCCTTCTGGCTTGTTGGGCCAGAGCGTACGGTCGACCATGATCCTGAACACGCCCACGCGGCGGATGACCATGTCAGTCGGGATCTGCCGCAGCACGTCCTTCTGCTTGCGCCAGTTGTGCAGCAGGGCCTTCCCAAAGCGCGTTAGCTTATCGGCCTGATTACGGTACTTCTGGCGTGCCCGCGCGGGTCTGACACGCACGGATATGTCTGGAGGTACCAGCGAGTCGATGGCTGCATCCGCGTCAGCCGGAGCCGAGCCAGTCTTGACTGCCAGGCGTCCCCCAGGACTCTCGACATCGAAGGATTGGAAGTACAGGTCCTCCTCGTCCTCCATAGCCTCATCGAGTTCGCCCCACTCTGATACCAGATGGTCACGCCAGTAGATCACTTCCTCGTACGTCGGCTTGTCGTCGATCTCGTCGCGGTACGGGCTGGAGGCGGACAGGTCCATTTCGGTCATTTCTTGCCTGCCACTTCGAGATATGACGTTGGCTCGTACTCATTGCTTTGATGAAATCCCCGGATGTGATCCATAAACGCCCTGGACCGTGATACGGGCATCCTGGCCAGCACCTCGGGAGGAGTTCTGGGTTGGACAACGTCGGGCTCCTCATCCTCCAATGGCTCGATGTGAGTTTCCAGGTAGCTGTAGCTGTTCGACTCGGGCTCGCCCTCGAAGCGTTTCTTGACCCAGACGTAGTAACCCCAGGCGTCCATGCTGTGATTCATCCAATCACGCGGCTTCTCCTGGTAATTCATGTTCAGCCGCCGGCGCTTTGGGTAAGTGTACGTCTTGAACTCGTTGATTGTGGCCGTGCAGTGACGATCCACGCGCAGACGAGCACAGCTTCTCAGATATTGCAACACCTCACCGAACAGGTGCTCGTCGTTCAGGCTCTCCTCGACCTCGATGGTGAGCGCCCGCTGCTCCTCGTCGGTGAGTCTGTCGTCGCTGTCTGGCTCACGGCCCATACGCTCAAGCACCAGATTTACGCGGTTTCGGTAGAAACGATAGAACCGGACGGGATCCCGGATCTGATTGCGCATGAACGGGATGCGCTCCCAGACCTGAGGCTTCTTGTCGACGATGTAGGCGGGGAAGCCCATGCGCTGCCAGCGGCGCATCTCCTCGGGCTGCGCGCTATCGACGATCATGTCCGACACGCCTTCCACCTGCCACTGCGGCAGCAGGTCGCCTTCGGACGATACCTGCCGCGCCTTGAGCCAGGGCCGTGAGGCCAGGATCTCGCCCATCTCCTCGGTGGAGCGGTGTGTCTCGTACACCTCGTCGAAGATGACCACCATGTCGGTGTACTCCTGGATGGCCAGGATGGCGTAGGCGTTCGAGCCGCCCGACGGATCCACACTCAGTATAACCGGCAGGTCAGGGTTATACTCCACGTCAGTCACATGCACCTTTTCCTTGAACTCGGGAAAGACGCGCTCGCGTGCGCTGGCGGGGATGCCCCCGAACTGCTCCAGAAATTCGTGGGGCTCCATCTCCTTGGCAGCCTGTATGAGAGCAGGTGTCTGCCGGCCTTGTGGGAAGGCGTAGAAGTTGATGTCATAGCTAGCGTCCTGGAACATCTCCCAGGCTGCATCCGTGCCGTGGGCGACCATGTCAGCCCTGGCGTCGATTGCCTTCTGGTGAAAGAAGTCGCCCTCGCCCTCCCAGGAGGAGATCAACAGGGCCTGCCCATTACGATCTGTCAGCGGCGGCAGGATAGCCCTGGCCCACGCCTCGGGCAGCACCTGAGCGGCCTCGTCGATGATAGCCAGGTCGATAGCTGCGCCTGCGGCAGACCAGATGTTTTCAAGGGACATGCCCTCAAGGCGCGCACCGTTCTCCAGAATGCACAGCTTCTCCTGGGTCGTGTCGCGGACGGTCCTGGTCTTGAGACCGGCATCCCGGACGACTTCCATGACCTTGTCGAACGCGCGGCTGACCAGCTTCATCGTCGGCGCGGCTAGCCAGATCCAGGACCTCGGGCGGAGCTTGGCCACACCGATAGCCTCCATGGCGGCCTCGGTGGTCTTGCCGCCACGGCGACCCCACGCCGCGATCCTGAACCTGGCATTCGAGCGTGCGAGCGCCTGCTGGCCTGTCCAGTGCCCCTCGACGCCAAGATTGGCCCAGGTCTCGGTCTCGTCCTGCAGCATGTGGTACTCGCGCAGGCGCTGGTCGGGGGTGGCGATCTCTCCCACGTAGCGCACCCTGCGCAGCAGGTCGCGCTGGCCGTCCTCGTCCTCGGGCACGTACAGCCCGTGCGGGCGCCAGTTGAGTTGCCTGAATGCCTCCAGCCGCTCCTCAGGAGTCACGGGCCTGAACGGGACGACTCGCGCGGCGGCGCGGTCCTCCCAGGCCTGCAGCCAGTTGGAGCTATCGCCTTTGGCGAACTTCGAGAAGTCGAGGCCCGCCAGGCCTGGAGTGGTGGTGACCACTACTTGCCGTGGTGCTTGGGGTTGGAGACCTTACCGTGCGCTGCCGCTTTGGTGTTCGACGTACCGGGCTTACCCTTGCGACCGCCGCTGGACTTGCCTGTGCGCTTGATGGAGGGCATTACTTGCTCGCCTTCTTTCGAGTGGATTTCTTGGGCGCCTGCTTGGCGATGCCCCCGCGCTGACCAGCCGCCATCTCGGGCGGCAGGCGGGTACGTCCGCCGCGCGGGGTGGTGCCCCCCAGCGCGCCGCGTGACGGCTTGCGCACAGGTGGGGGTGGCAGATTCAGCGCTCCGCCTGGCTTCTTCTTCAGGCTGAGCATCTGCATGTTGGGGTCGGGGGTGGCTGTCGCTCGGGGCATCTAGTCGTCTCCATTCCAGGTGTACCAGGGAAAGAGCCACCAGGCCCTGAGACACCTCCAGCAGCTAATACTTGTCCGTACGCTTCGACGCCGGCGTACCATGGCTCGACGTGCTGGGCGGCAGGCAGCGGCTACCGCTACCCGACTTATTTCCCTTTCCCTTTTTTGCCACTGCGGTGGACTCCTTTCTTGTAACCCTTGGCCAGGGCCGCGTTGGATATCGCCGCCGCCGAGGCCTTACCCAGGCCTGGGTGGTCCCTGCGGATGGCCTCGTAGGTGGCGGGATTCTTGATGTTGCCGCCCTTGCCGGGCGGCGCACCAACCTTCTTACCCGACTTCGTGAACGGCATCAGATCACACCTCCCAGACGCAGGACCAACGCAATGCCCACGACGATGAACAGCAAGACAGCGACGTAGACGGCGCAGGTGACGGGACTGGGCGGGTCAGCCTGCTCATAGTTGTGGCGGGGTCGCTCAAGCGGCACGCGCGCATTAGACCAGCCACACCACCGAGAACCCACCCAGACTTTGGAACTGTTGACGACTCAACGTGTCCCATACGCCTTTGTAGCCTGGCGCGCTGTTGGCGATCCACAGGTTGTCGCCTTGCACGCCGCGTAGCGATACCCAGTGGTACCAGGCCGCACCCGACATCTGACCCGTCGTTTCCAGGGCTTTGGCGTACACCGTGTCGAAGTCAAGCCACGCCTGCTCGGTCGCCTGACCGTACGAGGAGTAGACCGCTCTCAATGCAGGCCCGCTCGCGTCGCACAATCCCAAGGAAGGCGAGATCCCGCAGCCCGGGCCGCAGTTCGGGCAGTAGCCGATCTGGCTCACCGCCGAGGCCTCCGAGGCGCTCGGATCCAGACCAGTGGCCCTCAGCACCCACGCCAGCGCACACGCACTGCACGTCCAACTCGCGTCCTGGGGCGGCATGTTGGTCCATGGGTTCCACGTTATTCCCTCGCTCGGGGGAGCCGCGAAATCAAAAGGGGCTGCGCTGGGTGGTGTTGTCCCGCTCGTAGTAGAAGTACACCCCGTCGGTGGCGAAGGTGCGGCTGATCTTGTTGCCCTCATCAAAGACGACGTACTGCTCGTCGGAGCGCGTGTCAGCGTTGTTGGCGTCAATCGCCGCCTGCACACCAGGCCCTACGTTGAAGTTCTGAGTATTACTCATGTCGTTGTGTAGGTCACCTCTCCGTACTGGCGTATGCCGTTCTGCGGCAAGCCGCCCACCACCGTCAGCGAGGGGATGTTGGCGTAGGCGTTGACGTAATACTGCGTCTTGCGCTTGAGCCCGGTGATGCGGTAGTTGAACGTCGCACCCGCCGTGGTCCAGATGGGCACGATCAGACGGCCCGTATACGCGCCTGGCCGCTCGCCCCAGACCACGGTGATGTAGCCGTTGTAGTTGATCTTGCCCGAACCCGCGATGGCGGTCGGGTCGGCATCCGGTCCCGCGCTGAAGCTGCTCCAGGCGCCCCACGACAGGTTGCTGTCGACGGGCGGGTAGTACGTGCTCCAGTTGTAGGTCTGCCAGCCGTAGTTGAACGCGGCCTTGGCGGCGACCCCGACGGTCATGGCGTGGGATAGGTGGTGCGCTTGGGGTTGTATTGCGCCCAGGTGTACGTCGACCAGTTGCCGATGTTGGGTCCGCCGCCGCCTGGCTGCGTGCCACCGGCGCCTGGCGGCGGGGTGCCGCCGAACTGGTAGAAGCGCACGGGCAGGGCCTGGCCGTTGCCGACGGTGCGCGCCCCCGTCAACTGCACGAAGCCGTCCAGCGCGTAGGGGCGGATGACCAGACCCGAGGCGTCGGTCGAGGCAAGCTGGATGTAGAAGGTGTACGTCTTGCCGCCAGCCGCCTGGGCGGGCGCGACGACGATGCTGTGGCGCAGCGTGGGTCCCGCCTCATTGACCACCCCGGTGAGCGGCCCGCTGCCGACCGACGGCGCGTCGGTGTCGGCGGTCCAGTTGATGGCGGCAGTGAAGGCCTGGTCCGAATCGAAGGTGACGGTGAACGCCGACGCCGACGGGTTGACCCTGATGTTCGAGACGGTGACGAACAGCGGCGGTCCAGCAGGCAGGCTGGAGACCTGCGCGACGGGCGTCTCGGTCATGCCTGCGGCGCTGGCTCGGGCGCGGGCTCAGGCTCCGGTTCCGGTTCAGGCTCGGGAGGCACAGGTGGGGTTTCGGTGGTCATGTGGATCTGGGGCATGTTAGGCACGATGTCGGTGGGGCTTTCTGACTGCACGACTTCAGCGCGCGTACGGGCCAGGAACTCAGCCTCGTGTTCATTGGGACCGCGCACGGGGCGCATGTCCTTGCCTGCGGGAGACTCGACCGCTTGAGGCGGCGGCTCGCTGCCAGGCTCGACGTAGCCAGGGTCGCCTGGCTCCAGGATGATCTCGTCCTCTGGTGCGGGTTGGTTGCTCACGCGGCGACTCCTTGCAGTTCGAGGGACAGCGCGCCCGAGGCGCTCAGTCCCAGCGGGTACGGACAGTTGGCCAGGAAGTGCCACTGCCCAGGATTGACACCCTGCGGGATTCGATCATAAAGCAGGACCGGGCTGCCCTGGGAGCCCAGCACCACGGCGTTGATCAGGCCGCCGACCGTGTTCTGCGCGGCGGTCACCACGGCGGGTTTGCACAGCCCGTAGCGGTCGTACGTGTTCAAGCTGGGTCGCCAGTGGACGATGATGCCCAGCGCCAGATACGGCGTGCCAAACGGGTCGCCTGGGTCGCCCTTGGGACCCAGCGGACCCTGTGGCCCCTGAGGTCCTTGAGTACCCTGCGGTCCTGCGGGTCCCACGGGACCCGTCGGTCCGTCGACTCCCGGAGCCCCGGTGGCGCCGTCGGTACCGGGCGGTCCAGCGGGGCCGCGCAGCAGTCCGGTGTCAACCCACTGCGTGCCGTTGGAGGTCCACAGGTGACCCGTGTCGATGGTGGTGTACGCATCGTTCTGGGGCTGCGGCTGGGCAGGTAGCTGCGAGTAGGTCGGCACCGTGCCCCGCACGTTGAGGCCCAGACCCGCTGGCCCCTGCGCTCCCGTCGGCCCTGCAGGACCCGTGGATCCTGTAGCCCCGTCGATGCCCGCAGGTCCCGTTGGGCCAGCGGGTCCCGCCACGCCCTGCACACCCTGCGGCCCAGAGGTACCCTGCGGCCCCGCCGCCCCGGTAGGCCCCGCTGGACCGATAGACCCAGTGTTGCCGATGGGACCCTGCGGACCGGTATTGCCGATGGGTCCCTGCGGTCCCGTCGAGCCCGTCGGCCCCGTCGCGCCCGTGTTGCCCTGCGGTCCCTGGGCACCCACGGACGCAATCAATGTCCACGGAGAGATGGGGGGCGCGGTTCCAGCGGTGATGGACGTGGTGGCCATATAGCTGGAGCCCTGGTAGGCGACCGCGTCGTACTGGTTGTAGGCAGCGGCGCCCGACCACTGCCCCTTCCAGACCATCGTCGGACCAGGCGCGCCCGTGGGTCCGGTGTTGCCTATCGGCCCCTGAGGACCCTGC